AAGTCAGTCTGTGATACAAGTGCAACGATTTGTTTTGTTGACTTGGCACATATCAACACCTTGTCCTTGTCTAGGTTGTCAATGGCATCAATCATCTGCTCATTGTCTCTGTCTGCAACCAACTCATCTTTATCAAGTATTCTGGTCTTGTAAACTTCAACCTTTGGTGGTAGTATGTAACCTTGCTTAACCAACTTAGGTGCAGGTACTTGACATATTACATTACCAAAGATGTCAGTATCATTCATACCAACTTTCAAAGGTGTGAGACTATGCTTTGGTGTTGCTGTAAAGAAGTATGATCTCTCAGCATATATTGAGAAATACTCAACTGCTTCAATGAAGTTCTTTTGAACTGCATTATGTGACTCATCAAAGTATATTGTATCTACATGAATACCACTCTCTTGCACTCTATGAAGTGAATGATATGTGGTGAAGATTATCTGATTAAATGCACAATTCTTTGCTGACCATACAGATATTCTGCTTGCCTGTGTAGTTGAATAATGATGTGTCTCACCACTATGAACGTGCAATACTTCTGCATTATCAATGAACTCAAGAAACTCTGATGATAATTGGTTGGCAAGTAAAATGCGAGGTGCAACAACTACAATGGTCTGACCCATGTATGATCTACTAAATTCATTCATAGCATCATCAATCATACACATTGTTTTACCACCACCTGTGGGAACAATTATCTGACCTTTAGTGTTACGAAGCATTGCTTTAACTGCTTGCTCTTGATGTGGTCTTAGTTGCATGTAAAACTCATTGATATGTACATATCATAGCACAAAAAAACCCTCTGTGTAGAGGGTTGTGACAGTTTCCCAACTGATCTCTTCTAAAAATTTATAGCATCTCCCGAACAAACCATACAAAGGTATGTATATAATTTTAAATCTTAAGAAAATGGATTTCGAGTTTCAAGACTCGCTGCCATCTTCCAATCACGTTGGGGAATATCATTCTCATTTCGAGGACAATTATCATCATATAGAACTCCATCCACCTCTGATTGTTTCTTTGATACACCATATCCTTGATAATCCAACCCAACACAAGATGGTTTCACACCATTTAACCAATGTTGAACTGATATAAACTTACCCTCTCTTTCTGGTTTCACAACAGCACCATGCAAATCATTATTATTAACTCTTATACATCTATATTTTTTATAGTAATAAATATCGGGATGCTTTGGATACACCCATTTCCCAGAGTGACTAAAAAACATATTTCTTCTACCTGATAGTAATATCTCGTATGAATTTATGTTTGGATGTGTGTGTTCTGGAACAACAAACATTTCTGATTTATCAGATTGAAATTGGAATATTTGCACTTGAAATTGTCCATCTCTACGATGTAAATATGAATTAAATCCCTCAAGATCATATATTCCGTGGTCATAATTTTTTAAATCAACATTTTTTGCATCTCTTACACCATCAGAATCAATGTAATCATTTAAATATCTTTTTAACTCTTGATCCTCTTTATTCTTCATGTTCAAAAAATGCAAGATAACTGTTATCATCAACTATTATATTATATTCTTTATCTTTTTTCAAGTCACAATATGTCATTTCATCTAATGTTTGATTATTTATTTTCACACTCCCTTGATAGCATATTAAACAAGAATAATTTTGATTTGATTTAACTACACCAGTTTCTACCAATCTTCCGTTCCACTTCTCGTTCTTTCTCCAAGGATTAAATGAGATAGTTCTAGTATTTTCATTCATTTTCACACCAATAGGATAACTTAAATATTTTGTTATATCATATAACTTTTTATGATGTGATGAGTTTAATTCAATCATTTCAGATTTATTAGAATCAAAATCTAGTACAAAAATTTTAAAAATACCATATACACAAAACAAAAAATGTGCATGCCTTTCAGAAGAATCCTCAAAACCAACAAATTCTTCCTCTGCATGATGAGTACACAAGAAGAATTTTGGAGTTCGATATGTTCGATTAAAAGTATTCATTCAATTTCAATTTTTTTTAATTTTCGGGATGATATTTTTCTCGTACAACTGTCACTATCTACAGATATAATTTTTCCAACATAATCCTCCAAATTCACACTATTTGGAATCTCGTGGGGTAAATTTACTGGTAAAATATCTTCTTTTTTTTCTTGTCTCAATATTTTTTGATATCCATGCTGTCCAATTGATTCAATTAAATTTTGATTATCAAAAGAAGTATCAAATCTATCAGTCGTAGTTGTTTTTGCGGGGTAATCAGATATTGATTTTGGTGCATTTTGTCTACAATATCTTATCACAACCTGTTTTGTCTCAGGTAAATACTCCTCTATTTTAAATATCATCTTCATTGCTGCAACATTCCCCAAGTTGTAAGTATATATTTGTCTTGTCCTATTGGTGGATTACCTCGATGGACGTGTGTAAACCCTGCTGGCCAAATAACTACTGTTCCTTCAACAGCTTTTATTCTTTTATTTTGATATAAAAACTCAGTTTCACCACCCTCTTTAATTGTATTGAGATATGCTTGAACTACAAATCTTCTGGTTGCCGTATTAAATACAGCATTTTCATAATGCCAAGCATGAAAACCACCACAAATTGGTATTCTTTTTGCCTTTACATCATATAATAAAAATTTTGATTTACCTAATACACTATAATCTTGTAAATAATTATCTACACACTGTTTTATAGAAGGTAAAAAATTCCTTACTAATTTATCAGATGAATTTAAATCAAAATTATCATCATTTGAAAAGTTTAAAGTTTCATGATCTCGTTCATGTAGTTTATCATTTTCTCGTATAACTAATCCTTCCCGTCTTAAGTAATCAATATATTCTATCCAGTTCTTACAATATTCAGGTGATAAAACGTTTTCATAAATTGAAATAAAATCAGTGAGCATAATAATTAATTAAACGAACCGTTTGCAGTACCTCCATTTCTACCACCAACAGTATTTCCTGTGATAGTGCTATTGTTTGCAATAGATTCACTGCTAAAATATATAGCTTTTCCATCAGACCCTTTAAGACCACGTTCACCAGGAGTGCTTCTATATGCTCTGTCATCTGCTCTAGTTCCCTGTACTCCATCTTCTGCAGCAGCAATAAAATCACCACCATCACCACCTTTACCACCAGTTGCACCTCCTTCTGCACCAGCTTCACCACCATCACCACCAGCAGATAATGAACCATCATCACCTGCTTCTCCATCTATCAAACCAGAACCATTGAAACCACCAGTACCACCTCCACCACCAGTGCCAGCAGGGAGACCAGCTCCACCACCACCTCCACCACCAGATCTTCCGAAGTCAGTGGTGCTCTTGTCTGATGGGTCGTTTGATCCTCCACTGCCACCTCCTCCACCACCATATCCACATCTTATTACACCATTATTATTAATAGTTGCAGCATATTCAACTCCTAATGCACTCGTACCATTTATTCCATCATCGGCATCATTAGAATTACCTTGATTTGCTCTACCACCATTACCACCTGCACCTGTCAGATACCCTGATGCTCCTATATCTACTTGTAATTCTGTCCCACTTGGCCAAACTCCAGTTCTGAGTGCAACATCAGTCACATCTCCATCTTTTTTACCACCAACAGTTTGATTCACGTTTACGAATACTTTTTTACCGCCTTGCCAATTTTCTGCAGTTAGATTGTAATTACCATCAAGTGAACCAATAGGTCTCTCTCTAAATCCACCAACAACCGTCACTTTTGCCGATACATTATTATATCTCCAAGTCGCAGCCATTTGATTATCACCTTCTACTTCTTTACTTGTATCTGTTTGACCTTCTGGAAGGGTATAATAATCAACTACCATATTTAATTTTTTACCAAGAAAATCACTAAACTTAATCTCACCAGATGTTGGTATACCAGTGTCTAATGGTAGATTTGTTAATGTGCTTCCAGATGGTGAGGCATTTTCAAAATCAGGATCATCTCTACGATATTTTCCTAAACGACTATCACCTCTATCACCAAATTCTGCTCGAATTTGATTAAAAGATATTGAATTTCCACTAGTTGGTAATGTCATTATGAGTCAACCTTTGTAGTAGTTCCAATTCCGACCCATCCCCCACTGATATAAACTTGTAACTGATTTCCATCTGTATTGTATATTAAAGCACCATCGGTTACACCAGTAAGATCACCTCTTTGGGTAGTGGTAATTTTTGGTGGCAGCATGAACATTTTGTTTGCAAATGCTCCTGTAATATCTTTTCCAGCATCAGCAAAATCAACTGCTGATTTGGCTAATGTTGTCCCTACACCAACTATAGATGAGACTGTTGCACCAGTATTAAATAAAGAATTTCCAAATGTATCATCTGTTCTGATTCCTAAATTACCAGTAGCAGACACAAAAACTCTATTGTTACCTGAATTTATTTCAACTGGGTTAGAACCAGCATTTACGTTGACACCTACTTTATCTGTTTTTATTGAAGTTACAGTTACAATTCCAGCAGAAACATTGGTGAATGTAGATATTCCTGATGCTGCGTTTACATTACCTGTAAGATTACCTGTTAGATTTCCAGTGACATTTCCTTCAATTGATCCTGTTAGTGATACATCACCAGCAATAAATATATCTCCACCAAAAGTTGCACCAGCTGATATTTTAGCATCACCCTGTACGTGGAGTTTATGTGTTGGCAATGTTATACCAATACCTAAACTTCCACCAATTCCAGTTAAGGTCATCAACTGAGCATTATTAAAACCTTTATGCCAATGGAAATTGCCTGTATTTGATAAATCGTTTGCGTTAAGATAGTAGTTAATATTTCCACTATCAGTATTAATTAAATCTAGTGACCTTCTTGTGCTATATGGTGCGGAACCACTCTCGTTACCATATCTCAATGATCCAAAGTGTGATGATAAACCAGACGCACCACCATTTAAACTCGCAACATTTAATTGTCCATAAACGGATACACCTGCTCCGATTGTTGCTAATTTTGTATTACCATCAAAATATAATTTTACTGTATCATTTTTGAAAGCCTCTAACATTTTTTCTGAACCACCACCAAGTGGTTGATTAAATGTTATCATTTCAATTTTGTTATCAGATTGTAACACTAAATTACCAGTGCCTTTATCAGCAATATAACTGTGTCCGTTGTCAGTATCATGATATATGTGTAAGTCTCCTCCACCTGGTTTTGAAGAGTCACTACCAAAGACTGCGTGTATATTATCGTCAAAATACACAGTGCTTCCAATTCCAACTGTCGCACTAGTTCCTACGGTTACATTACCACCGAACGTTGAGACACCCGTGACATTAAGAGTTTCACTAATATTGGTTACATCTAATTCAGTTCGTCCATCTACATCTAAATTAGCATTTATATCAACAGCAGAACCGAATGTTGAGATACCTGATACGTCAATATTGCCATTTAAATCTATATTACCAGTAAATGTTGACACTCCAGCAGTTACAATAAGTTCATCACTAGATGAATTTCCTAATGTGCTACTTCCTTGTACAACTAAATTATTACTTACATCTACACTAGAATTAATATCTACAGCATTTCCAAATGTTGAAACACCAATTACATCTAATTTATGTGCTATCAAATCAGTTGTTGTCGTAAGACCAATAAAACTAGTAATGCCTGTAAATATAGAATCTCCAAGAACATCTAATTGAGTTGTTGGTATTTCACTACCAATACCAATATTGGTAGTAGTAGACAGTCCACCAGCATTTGCGATAAATCCTTCTGTTGAAATCGCAACTATATTTGTAAGACCTGATGCATCACCAACAAATTTTGTAGCAGTAACAATTCCTGAAACTGAGTCAATTTTTATATTACCAGATGTTACTACTCCACTTATAATTGCTCCAGATAAATTTGTTATCCCTGTTATGCTTGCACTACCACGAACATCTAAACGTTTTTCTGGTATTGTAGTTCCAATTCCAACCAGTCCAACAGAGTTGACAATAAAATTACTATCATCGACCTGAACACCGTTTCTAAAATTAAATGATTTGGTATAATTTGCCATTACCTTTTTAGTTATTTATTTGTTTTCAAGAGAGTTTACTTTAGAAGTTAATTCCTTAACTGCCTCAATCAGAACAGGAATTAATCTATCATAACGAACTGCCTTCACACCATTACCTCTTGTAATTGTAACACCAGGCAATCCAAGTGCCTCAATTTCTTGAGCAAGTATACCAGTGTCCTTTGTACCATTTTCATATGGTGTCAGTCCTGTATTCCAAGTAAATGTATTACCACTAATACTATTAACCATGTCAAGTGCATTTTTTATGGGTGATATATCTTTTTTAAGTGTTATATCAGATGAACTAAATGCAATCACATCACCAGTAAATGTACCTGATCCTGTGACCGTAATACCAGTTGTGTTAACACGTAACCTTTCATTTTCGGAACTACCAAATCCACTACCAGTATGAATAGTAAGTACGTTTGCGGATGGAACTCTAAATCTTGGACCTCCATTATTTAATTCTATTTCTGGATTTGCAGAAGTGAGTTGTATGTTACCATTGTTTGTCAACTGTCCAGTGATAGTTAAACCAGATGTAGTGGCTTGTGCCCTAACTGTGCTATTACTATCTAATAATTGATTATTATTAAGACCGTCTAACTGAGATCCATCACCTCTAAATGATGTTGCTGTGCAAACTCCTGATATAGAAACTCCTGCTCCAGTGGTTCTAAGTTTTTCATTATTAGAAGAAAAAAGTATTACATTAGTCTGATCAGCACTAATCTTAGTTTGAGTGTCATCAGTATTATTTACTTTAAAAATATTAGTTCCAATTCTTAACTCACCAGTTCCTGATTCTTTTACATAAGAATGATTATTACTCGAATCATGATATATTTCTAAATCTCCATCATTACCAAATTTTATCGCAGCATCATCAGGAAGATTAGCAGTTTTTGCAATTCCAACACCACCAGATATTATGAGTGATCCTGTTGTTGAACTTGTGGAATCCGTTGTTGTTTTGATTTTAACTGCATCCTT